TTCTTTGCTGCTGTTTCCGCTGCTTTGCCTGTTGCATCAAGCGGACTTGTTGGTGTATTTGCCACGGTGTTTATTCTCCTAAGTTAGTTTTTTGTTGTGATGTGCCTGGGGGCCCAGGAAGGAGTAGAGCCCCCAGACAGCATCGGTGTCTTAGTTTGTGTAAACCTTGACGATAGCCTGGTCGGTGATTACACCGAGACCCCAGATTGCGTACCATGCAAGAGCGTGCTCACGACCGAAGTCGAGAACGCCACCGTCACGGAGTTCAACTGGGAGTGAGATTGCGTGACCAAATGCGTTGTCACCAATCATGATTGCTTCGTAAGCATCCGCTGAGTTGCCTGTTGCAGATGTGAGGTAACCTGCTTCTGCTGTGTAGTTAGCAGACTCTGGGTTTCCGCCTGAACCTGGGGCTGTGTTAGCCTTAACAGGAACTTCGATCTGAGATGCTGGAGCACCAACAAGAGTTGAAGTTGTGTATGTGCCAGAAGCAGCAAGCAACTTAACCTGTGTTGTTTCGATGAATACTACGTCGTAAAGACGACCGATTTCACCTAACATGAAGTTACCTGGAGCAGCGTACTTTGTAACTTCGATGAACTCTGGGTTCGAACGAATGTCACGTGACTGCTTTGGGTGAATGAACATTACATATGTCTCTCCGAGACGTGGGATGTTCTTTCCAGCAAGTGTAAGAGCAGCATCCTTTACAGCACCTGTTGACAACTTGTAAGCGCCATCAAGATCTGAAATTGCGTCTGCTGGAGTTCCTTCGTTGTACCAGTCATTTACACCCTGAAGAGCAGAGCGGTCATAACCAAATACAGCAGAAGTTGCTGCTGAAAGTGTGTTGCGTGCCTGTACGTCGAGGTACTGTGCCATGTGGCGACCAAGAAGACGTGAAGCAGATGCCATAACGTCATCGAATGATGCGTTAAGGAGAAGTTCAGAAACTGCTACTGCGTAGCCGTGTTCTGCAACTGTAATTGCGATCTGCTCTGCTGTGAGTGCAGATGTTGTCATACGAACACCTTCTGTAAGAGGTGTTGGATCGACAGCGAAGTTCTTGTAACGGAGGAAGTTAACACGAAGTCCTGGGGCTACACCGAGTTCTGTCTTCTTAACAGCGAACTGCTCGAAGCGAAGAATTGGCATTGCCTGGAAAAGGATTTCCTTCGACCAGATTGTCTGAATTGCTTGGTTCAAAGATGAGTTTGAACCTGAGTAAGCGGTTGGGGCTCCTGCGAGTTGCCCTGTTCCTGTAATTGCACTTGCCATTGAGGTCAAGTCCTTTCTTAATGGGTTAGTTGTAAGGGATTACCGATCGAACAGTCCCTGACCACGATTGCTGGCTGCGCCGCCAAGTAGTTTGGCTCTTTGTTTCGCATAGTCTGCCATTGACATATCCCTGATTGAATCAGGAGTGTAGGTTTGTTGTGACGAATCATTATCGAGGGGTCCTGCGGCAGGCGCTGTAATGCGTGTTCCTGCCATTTGCTGTTTTGCTGTTTGCATCGCCTGTTGAACAGAAGATGAAATGCTTGCAGATTTTTCCTTGAGCATTGTAATACTTTGCTCAATTTCTGACTCGTTATTGCCTTGAATCAAATCAATAAGTTCAGGAACGATGTTGTCTCGTTCTTGCTCTAGACGATTCTGGCGATAAGTAGTTAATTCTTGGAACTTGCGTTCTTGGTCAAGAAGTGCAAAAGCACGTTCTCTTTCAAGACGTTCAGTATCTAAAAGAGCCTGAAATTCTTGCTCCTTCTTTGCGAGGAGTTCTTTAGCAGAGAGTTCAGATTCCTCTTGTTCTCTCTTTAATGCTTCCTGACGAGCGGCTTCTTCAGCAATACGTGTTTCACGTTCTGCTTCTTTAGCAGCCTGCTCTTCACGAGCCTTCTTTAAAGATGCGAGTTCTTCTTTCATCTTTTCCATCTGGGGGTACAACTTTGCTTTCTCTTGTTCACGAGCCTTAGCAATGTCGTCTGCGCTATACACAGAGTTCACCTCATTCTGGAAAACATCATTTGCTGGAACTGCCGCCAAAATTTCTGGTGACAATAGATCAGCATTTGTTACGTTATTATCAGTGTCCATAAGTATTCACTTATCTTTCTTAGGTCGTTGTCCGAGTTGCCTTGCGGCGTGCCACATAGTTGGTTATTACGAGATAATTGCATTACATTTTAATGCTTTTGTCTCGATATATTCTGGTTATTCGCCAGAAACTTTATCCCTTGTCAACTGATCTCCTTTGTGGAATTTTAGTTCCATAAGCGTCAGTAACAAGTTTGTTTCTTACCTGGGCCTCGGCCTCTTGCTCCATGCCTTCCATAGCCTGGGTCTCTGGGTCCTTTTGATTTTCTTCAGTTGGAGCGCCTTCGATTCCGTCTCCCATGATGTCTCCATCACCGAGTTGCTGTGGTTGCATAGGGATTGCAGAGTTGCCATCAGGTCCTGGCATCATGCCAGTCATATCCATAATAGCCTTCTGAATCTGGATCTTAACAAGTTGTAGAGCGCCGTCTGCCTCAGCATCAGCGATAAGTTCAGAGCGAATTTCTTCCAACTTCTCTTCTGGGAATTCTTCACCAAGAGTACGAAGTGCACCTTCCTTAGACTCAAGTCCCATGCCGATCTTTGTCTGGATTTCGTTGAGTGCGATCAACTTATCTAGTGGAAGTGGTTGTGGGAAGTGAGCGTAGTTCTGGTATGAAATAGGATCGTTTGGATCAAGTTGTGGGTATTGGCCTTCTTTAATTGGGCCATCTACATCTGGGTTGTAGATCATTGTCTCTGGTTCCTTGAGGAACAGAGTACGAAGAGCAAGTTCGTTTACCTTCTCGATACCCTTGCCATACTGAGCAACCTTTTGTGAATAACGATTCATCAATGGTTGATACTGAATAGAAAGAGCAACACCAGAGGTGTTAGAAATTGCTTGAACTTGCCCCAGTGCGGTTTCTGGGATGTTCATTACTTCATGCATTGAGCGTTTGAGTAGTTCGAGGTACTTCAAAGCACCGTCAATGCCTTGCGCTCCTCCCTCAAGGTTGAAGACTTGAGCATCTTTTGGAAGACCGCCCCAAACCTTCTTAGCGCCTTTTTCTAGGTTAGAGGCTTTAGCACCCACGATCACCGTTACAGGTGATGCGTGGTAGTTAATGATGTCTGCGACATCAGTGCTAATTTCGTTATATGCACGGTTGATAGTGATGATGTCGTGTGCGTCTGCGAGACCCCACGGAGAACCAGATACAGGCACATTTGGAATGTGCACCACAGGAATAAGTCCTAGTGGATTTGGTCGTGAATCAATCAACTCATCGTTAACGTATTCTTCAATAACGTCATCGGTAAGAATTTCAGTGTAGGTAAACACTTGACGTGTACCTTCAAGAGATGTTCCCCAGAAACGATACTTCTGCTTGAAACGCAATAGGCGTGTGCGATCGTGTGGGTGAAACTCAGGGAAACAGAAAGAAGAGTTCATAGGAAGAAGGCGAACACGACCAGGATGAAAGTGTCCTGCAGAGTCTGTCCATGCTTCTTCATAAGCAACCTTAATAAATACGTCGCCTGTAATTCCGCCCTGTTGCCCAATCTCAAGTAGAACACGCATTTTGTCGTTGTCTACTTCCCAAATACGTTCTAGACGATCTGGAACAATTGCTTCTGTAGCCTTTGGAGAACGAAAGTGAATTCCGTTACCAAAAGTAAAACGTGAAAGATAATCATTAAATGCACGATAGTAGTTAACTGCAATCTGCATTTCGCCTTGTTCACGGCGGTAACCCCAGTGATGACCAAGGTACATCGCCCAGTTCAGTGAATAACGGTTGAGGCGTGGACCGTGTACTTCAAACTCTTCGTCAGCAAGTTCTACAAGTCCCAGTGGGGAAATTGAGATTGTTAAATCAGAGGAAGCCGCTCTGTACGACGGAGGACTAAAATCAAGAAATGACATTACTTCTTGCCTTTATCCTTTTCGTTTTTCTTCTCTTCAAGATGCTTGCGCTTCTTTGCTTCTACTTTTTTCTTTTCCATACCTGCACGACGAGTTGCTTCTGTGGTCTCAATAAACTGACCACCTGATTGAACATACTTTTTATGCACCCAAGCACTTGCACCTGGGTTTGGGTATGAGGAGTACTTCGCTCGTGCCATAGCAACAATCGTTGCATACAACTTAGGGTTAGCGGGTTTTTTCATATCTCCTCCAAAGATAGCCTTACAGCCCCCACACTAGTGCAGGGGCTGGTCAGCGTCTGGTTTAAAACTTAGTCGTTGACGACTGTTGCAGATTGACGCTGTGTGCGTCCGCCTGAACGAGCAACTGTCTCGATCTGAGCAGCAGAGTAATCGTTCATTGTTCCGTGAGCAAATTCGCCAAGGAATGTTGGTGCTTCAACCCATGCTGCAGATCCTACGTGTGCACGTTCAGACATTGTCTCTGCTGCTGGCTTCTGCCATACAGGTGCATTACGGTTTGGACGTCCTGGAGCAACTGCTGAACCAGATTGCATTCCCTTAACAAAATCGTTTGGAACATCTGTGTCTGTTGCGATACCTTCTTCAAAACGAAGTGGTCCACGGCGTGTTGCGTTGTCTGCGCCCTTGCGCTCGTAGATCTGTGGTGCACGCTCTGGGAAGCGAGGTGCTGGTGAGATTGACATATAAACTCCTTAAGGATGTGTTTGGAAAGGCCTTTTCCTAGGCAATAGTTTCCACCTTTTTAGACTGTTTGTGTGGTTGAACTAGAAAAAAGGATTACTAGAGGCTACAACCTCTGGCATTACTAAGTCTTGGGTAAGTGAGCAGGCAATCGACAAAGAGTCTACAAAGTCGTCATGGGCGTAGTTTTCGTCAGGTGCTGCAACTAAAAAGTTAGGTCCTTTGTATTGGACTTCTGCATCTGTCATTTGTTGGTAGAACCGCTTCCAAGTACGAAGGCGGCGTGTTTTTGCATGAGAAGGCCAAGCAATCATCTTTCGTTGAATAAGCGCCTGTAAGTGCTTCCATCGTTTTGACTGCTCTGATGGACTAGACGTTACTGGCATAACCTCGGCTCTAGGGAGCAAAAGTTTTAGACGTTGGGCTACTGCGTCACCTACACCGTTGGCGTCTACTCCAACTGCAAGCACATCGTAGTTAGAAAGGAAGTTAACGATCTGGAAGTACTGTTCTTCCCAATCGTCGCCCTGCATCTCTAGCCAATTAAGGACACGATGATCAAAGTAACCAAACTCGTCAGGACGATCCCAATCAACCCAAACCACAGTAACGACTGTAGAGTCAGTTTTACGAGCAGGGTCGATGCCGACAACGACTGGGGTTTTATGCCATACCTTAACCAGTTCTTGAGAAGTGTCGCCCAACTCATCCATAGCGCTCGAAGTAATAAACATGCCTCGCTCAAGAAGCCATTTGCAGTTGTACGACATTTGAAATTCATCTGATTCCTCACCGATGCGGAGCATCTCTTTCTTAATAAACTTCTCGTAGTTAGGGTTGATCTTTGAAACTTCTTTCCAGTCCCATTGGAAATGGTTCTGTCGATTGCCACGAGTTGTTTGACGACGTCGGTTCAACTGGATTGATTTGTAAAAGTTGTTCTTAGATGTTGTTGGTGTACCAGTCTTGACCATTGTTCCTGCGTAGTAAGCAAGCATCGGAGAGATTGACTTTGACACAACAAAGTCGTCTGCTTCTTGGCACTCATCGATGATGATCAAATGGAAAGACTTAGATTCAATCTTTGCACGAGGGTTT